CAGAATCTTCACCAATGTCAACAATCCGTGTAAATGCAGTGTTGTACTCATCACCTGGCACAATAACAGATGCACTAGGTTCGTACTTCAACCGCAATCTTCCACGATGCATGGAACTTGCCACCACTTGAAAACGGAACTTAATTGTTCCACGCCAATATTTAAAAGGGCGTGAAACCCAACACATCGGCGTTGATGGATTTCATCCCCATTATAGGCGAATAAAGTTGGGGTGACAAACGAATTGAACAATAATGCATCTGGCGCATCGGTAGCTTCCCACGAGAATGTTGTCAAATAACTCTCTCGCATAGCAAGAGGTTTAAGAACCATCTCATCCACATTAGACAAACCAACAGTGCGCGGGTCAATCGTGACTTCTTGTTTGGGATCCAGAGAGAGTTTCGCCGAAGCGTCCACACCAATGGTGTTAGCTAAGGAGCCACTCTTCAGACTCATTGGACAAGTTTCATCAGAATGGGTGGGTTTAGACATACCAAAAATTTTGGCAATATTGGCTACACCACCCGCTGCAATCGTGGTTGCACGAGCATATGGACCAACAATAGGTACGTTCTGTAAAAATGAAGCTGCTGATGCCAAAGCGTTGGCGGGACCAGATATGGGTTTGGAGTCATATTCATCACTCTGTGGGGTGATTGTAGCAGGCTCCAAAGTTGTAGGAACGCTAAGCTTCACATCACTTGCCCATACGAAAAAGCGTAAAGATACGGGATCTGTACCTGCATTAGCATGCTGCAACGATGACAAACTGCGCCCAAAGATTTGTCCCATCTGACTCCATTCGGCAGAAATGACGTCTAGTGCATTAAAGGGATAAAAATAAGGTAAATCTAATTGACCACCTTCGCTCTTAGTAGGATTAGCAAAGAAATGTGGCTTCTGAGACTCACCGATAGCATCCTGAGAAACTAGCGCCCTGTTTTCCGGGCCCAAAGTGTTTGTCCCAGATCGTGGAGTATAAGACACCAATAAGCGTGAATAGTGAAAGGGAGTTCCATTAAGTACTAACTTAACATGCAATTTGCAATTAAGCAACTTATAATTAGAGATCCTATTCACCACACGCGCATTATTAAAATACAGGCTCCACGGATTAAAGTCAAATGTCAGATTAGCTCCTACTGCCCAATTAGTCTCATAAACAATAATTGGACGTTCAAAGAACTGCTCCAGTGACACATTGCCAGTTCCACCTGCATTATAAGTGACATCCATATCAGATTGTACTTGTTCACCTTGGTGAGTAACATCATCGCTGAACTGGAGCACCTGTTGCGTGGATTCTTCTGCA